AAGGGATGACTGACATGGTTACAGTAGGGTTATCAGCTGTAGAACCCCTAAAAGTTACGTCCGGCAATATTCTTCTAATAAACATGAACTTGTGCCCATCTTCATCTAGGTCAAACTCAGATGTAGTGACGTATGAGTAAATAGGTAGCGCACTAATACCTTCATAGTCATTTAACCCAAACTCGTGGCTAACTATGTTTTTAGTGTACGTTGCAGCAATAGGATTATCAATCGTACCTGAATCTAACCATGCAGTACGAGCCATAGTGCCGTAATACCAAACGTTTTCTAAGTAGTTGTATACAACATATCTATCCATAGTTGTACTGTTAGCAGAGCAATAGAACCACCAGATTTCATTAAAGCGCTCATTACTCCCGCCATATACTTGATGTGCTTGACTGATATTAAAATCATTAAAGACGTATTCTTTTAAGTCGCATCGTAATGTTTGTACCCGACCGTCATACTTATAGAATTTATCTATGCCCATCCAGTAAACAATACCAGAACCGATTGCTGTAGCGTTTTGTCCCATTATAGATATGTTGTCACCTAGAAGTTGAGCACTCCAAACATAAGGAGGACCTAGGTACTGTAGTGAATAGGCTGAAGAATCAGTCAAAACTATTAGTTCTTGCCTAGTTTGCATTGCAGTAACTATTTCAGAACCATGAGATAACCTAATACTACCCGCTTGGTTTGTCGCTGACGGCGTCCATGTTACAGCGTCTTCTTGATCTGACCATCTAATCAGCATTGGGTCTTGCGTAGTAGAGTCATAATCGTTACAACCAAAAGCAAGAACAAACCGATAGGTGTCCGATACGTATATGTAATTTTGTACAGTTGGTACATCTGATGCGCCTGATAAGCTAGATAAATTAATCGCTCTAGGGGAGATTGCATGACTGCCTGATTGAGTTCCCGAGGTGCCTATTAAGGCGCCTGTAGGCGTGGATGACAAATTGCAAGTGTTAGTAATGTCATTGAAATTTCTGACATAGTAAACCGTACCCGTCGCTAAACCTGTAGGTAACGCGCCTGATGTTGTTAACGTAATGGCTTGTAAATTACTTAAGTTGGCATTCGTAGTCAAAACCGCTGTTGCTGCAATAGTTACAGTGAACGGTACTTCGGACACGCCTAGACTAACCGTCGAATAATATATGCCTCCGCCGCGAGGACCAAATATCAGGTCTTGGCCAAAATTGCTTTGGCTCCAAAGTTGCAATGCATTCTGCGACGTAGTTCCATAACCCCAAGTCCCATAACCCCAAGGACCTGCGCCCCAACCGACGTTTGGTGTTTCGTACTCAGGCCCGGTATTAATTTGATAAACTGCACGGACAGTACCGCCATGACCTGTATCAGATCCATTAGCATTTGTACCTACATCAATAGTGTAGGTGTTCACGTCAACAAAAGTAATCTGATATTCGCGGTTTAATAGACTTGCCGTGATAGTGCCACCCAGACCAGTAGCACCATTGTATGTTACAAAATCACCATTTTGGCACCCATGAGCTGTATGAGCAACAGTAACTATTGATGAGCCAGTATGCGCAGTGAATGGGTTTGTTAAGTTTACCGCTGTACGAATTGGTGTAACGTCAAAATACGCCCCGCCACGACAAATATAAAACTTAAGATTAGTCCCAACGCCTATATATGTAACATTATTAAGGGCAAGCCAGTTCCATAATGAACGGCATACACCTAAAAAAGTACTGTTTGATATTTTTTGCCATCCACCAATTTTCTGAGGTGTACCTTGTCTGAAGCGAATCTTGTCGCACTCATAGTACCCACCTTCTGTGGTATAGCGAGTGTTTTCACGGTTAACCCCACTTTTGAAACTTAGCTTTTTTAACATCGTTAGCCCTTATATGTATGGTCTAATGCCCTTACGGTCTATGATTAGCATAGAGTGTCTAGGTTTATCCACCGGAGTATTCGGCACACTGATATGAACCCAGCTATCAAACTCACGGATTAACTGGTCAAACTTTATACCTGCACCTATTATAGCTTTCATTAACTCGTCAGGTTTAACCCCCTCAATTTTAATATCCGCTGCGCAACCTACTATGTGTTGGCTAGTATCCTTGCTGCCCACTGCATGATTAACTTTGAGACAGCGGTATCCGCTTGATACACGGATAGGTTTACCAACTGCATGTCGCACTTCTTCTAATACCATACATAAACGCTTTAGGTTCTCAACAACGTAAGTAGGGGGCGTATTGTCTATACCCAACCGCGCAGCGGTATCTGACTCAGTTAATTCTTTAAGCGTAAAGTGTTCTGATAATTGCATTATGGGATAAGTACGTCCGTTATATCTAACCATTTGAGTACATCAATAATGAGCTTTACAACGTCATGTAGTACCTGTTCCATCACTTACTCCGGTCGTTCATAATGAATAGAGAAGCACCAAGCGCTGCCAATGCTGTTTGTTGCGGTTCAGACAAAGCAAAACCGAATGCCGAACCAACGGCAAAAAAGCCTAACCAAGTAGTCTTTTCGCTTAACCAATTTACAATCCAAGTTTTCATCCCATTGCCTCTATTTTAGCCGTCAGTAATTGCACTTCAACCAATAACTGTTCTTTAGTTACTTCTGGGTTTTTAGACGCCGTGTCTTTCTGCCATTGCAAAAATTCACTTTCAGTCATCTCACGGACCTCATCATCAATCTGTATTAGTGGTCTGCTCATTAGTTTGCTCCGTAGATATATATTGAGCCTACACCGGTGAATGTGGAGGAGACGGTAAACCGAATAGCGTTGATAATCCCAGTTGTTGACGTGTAAGTGTACCCATAGGTGATCCCACTAACACCAAGTATAGTAATGAAAGGCTTGCTACTAGACACATCACACCTATAGAAAGAAACGTAACCATTTGGCGTGGTGTTGTTAGCATTTGTTAGCTCATTCGTTGATCCATAAGATGATCCATTGTTAGAACTTAATGCTACCCTAACACCCCCTGTACCTGATGTCACTAGACCATCAGTAATTACCACGATATTTTTACTAGAACTTAACCCCGTCACAGAAGCTGAAGTCACACCGTTAGCGGGCGTCACAGTTGCTAGTAATGATAAACCTTGCGGATTTGCCCATACGGGTGCCCCGGTACCTGTGCTAGATAACACCTGCCCTGTACTACCCGCTGCTGTAAAACTCGTTGCACCCGCGCCTGTTTGATACGGTATGCTACCAGCTGTACCACTAAGTAAATTTGTTGCGTTTGTTGCGTTTGTTGCGTTTGTAGGGGCGATCTCAATAAAATCTGACCCGTTCCACACTACTATTGTTCTTTGACCTGCAGCTATTGGTGTACCCGTTGTTGCAGCACCTTTAACTACCACTGCTGCATTAGATTGGTTAATTACTATGTAAGCTTTGTTGTGCGAAGGCGCAATGATATTTCTACTTACACCCGGAGTGCCCGTAGGGATAAGTACCGCCATACGCGCTTGGTTTGCTGCACCTGATCCTGTGGTAGTCAACGTCCAGTCACTAGCAGTCACATCTGCTGTAGCTGAGTTAGCAATTGAATCTTCTACAAGCTGAGTAATGCTGTTGTTTACAACATCCCCCCAAGTACCATCTAATTCACCGGGTACAGGAAGCGCCAACCCTAAAAGCGTAGTATATGAAGTCGTCATTATGCTGTTCCGAAATTATTAATTTGCTCACCTAACATTGTTATCTCCTAATTTGAAAACCGCAATATCGCGCTGTCTGCAGTATTAGCTGGAAAAGTCACAACGAATGTTTGTGTCGATGATTTATCTGCACCGAAGTCCAGCACTGCAATAGACTTGTTACTTTTACTTGCATTATAGATTAATGCTCCACGTGCTGTAATAGCCGCACTCCATGAAGGATCTGCAAAATCTACATAGGCTGTACCGCCTGATGACCCGATGCTTGGAGACATTAGTTGTTGACCGCCAGCTGTATATCCTGAAGCTACCACTTCACCTGTACTGGTATAGACAGTGGTTGCTTGGTTTAAGTCGGCGTCAGCTGTATACAGGGCGATGTAAATGTTATCCGTTAATAGGTTGTGTACTGCTTGTGGCAGCTCAACCTTAAAGCTTGTGGTTTGTGTCTGAACTAAGCTCATATTACATCACCTTCAGTTTAACTTGACCGTCACGATATGCATCACCACGCTCTTTCCCGTCACCCAACATTTTCAGCAGAGCTAAAGCCTCTTGATATCTATTTTGGTATATAGCTATTAATTCAGGTTCACCTTTTAAGAAGTGATATGCTTCAACAATTGAACCCCACAATAAAGCGGAATCAAAGTTATCACCTAACCATGTCTGCCCTGCAGTAACAATAGACTCTGGATAATAGAAATACTGAAGCTCTAAACTGTACGCACTGTTAGGAGTCGGCCCTAATATAAACCTAAGTTCTGCGTCATCAGCCACTTGACCTCCAAACAATGCATAGTATTTGGGTTGAGCCGTTGTAGCTGCGCTAGGGTATGCCTCACGGATGTAACTTACATCTTTATCCAATAGGAAATAATAATCACCTAGCGCATCAATAACAGCCAAAGAAAACGTAGATAAGTAGTCATTAGGGCAGTTTAGGTACGGGCTACTTGAGGTAGCAGTCAGCGTAGCTGTTTTGCGCAATGCAGGTAACTGCACAGAATTGTAGATACGCTGTTCCGCTTGCTGAGTAAAATTCGCAAGTTGGTCTGCAGAAAAACTATTCTCAACGTAGTCTTGAATGTTTGTGCAAAGCTGGGTGTAGGTCATCATAGTGGTAAAGTCCTATGCCATAGGTCCGCGAGCCATTGTGCCTTTTGTTGCAGCGCCTGTACCACGGATTTTAATACCATCAGTTTTTTCTGGTGCATAGTTATACTTACCCACGTTACCGGCAGAGATATTCAACTCAGAGATACCATTACCAGACTTAGTAACAACACCTTTCATATCGACTTCTTTGTAACGACCAGCATAAGCTGATGCAGGTTTGTTTTCTTTAGCCATTATTTGCCACCTTGGTTTTTAGCTCGGGCCATATTGCGACCGAATTTACGGAGGTTTTGGTTAGTGACGGTTTTTGCTTTACCGCCTTTAGCAACGTCGCCGTCGATGCCTTTTTTAGCACCGTCGTCACCTAAGTTTTTACCTTTGGTTTTGCCTGATTTAGTAATGCCGTCTGCTGCTGATTTGTATGCCATGTTGTACTCCTAAGATACTGTGATTGTAACTGTGCCGACAGAAGTTGTCGCCACTAAATAATTCGGTGTTAGCCCTGCATCACTTGCTCGTGATCCACCAGTTGGGTTCCAACCCCACTGAAACACTCGACTACCTTCACCTTGATACCCATCAACACCTAATCCTGATGTTTGATAACTGTTGTCTGGGCGAGGTTCTCGTAAAGCCCAAGCGTCTTGTACAGGATACATCCCTAATTGTAACTGGGGATGATCTGGGTTCCAACATTCGGGACAAGCTTTAATGCTAACTTGTTTGGTCTTGATTGTTAGTTTACGTAACTCTGCAAGCTTATACCGCTGATTGCATATATCGCAAAAACCAAAAGCCCATTTACCAACTGCAAATTTAGTAGCCATCAACCGACCTCGTGCTTGTTATATTTGCGGATATTTTCATTGGCCGGTATTACTTGCAAGTTACTCGGGACATGTAACCCAGATACAAGAGTACCTTTTAACGGGATTACATGGTCAACATGCCAAGAAAACCCATGCATTTTTGTTCGTAGTCTAGCAAGGTCATATATTTCTTTAATTAACCACGCCTCTTCTGCCCCAACCCAGACAGGGGTTTGTTTTAGTTTTGCTGCTCTGCGCCTACTCACAGCTGCATTTACTATATGACTGTTGCGTTTTGCATACGCTGCTTTATTAATTTTGACTTTAGCTCTATTCAAAGTTCTATATACTTTAGATGCCTCTCGCTCTATAACTTTAACCTGCTCTATATTTTTATTGCGCCAACGTTTCCTTTTGGCACTTATAGTGTCTGGGTGTTTTTTAGCATATCGCTGGCGCTGTTCTTTCCAAGCTTCTGGGTTAGCTGCCCTCCACTCTTTAACTTTAGCATATGCTTTTTCTTTATTACGTTGAGCATATTCTTTCTGATAGGCTCTTCTAGCCTCAGGATCTTTAATACCCATTTAACGCCCGTAAAACAAAATTCTAGGGACAAAACGATCACTAGCTTTTTCTCTATCCTCGTCGGCTGCCAATTGGAACTGTTGCTCGTAATCGGCTTTAAGCATAACTATGCGATTTGGGTCTACGTTAGGTAGTTTAGCCGATAAATAATATGCCAGACCTGCAACCATCGCGTTTAAAAAGCGAAACGGAATATCTTGTGTAACGTCACCATTACCAGCATCCTGAATGCGGCGTAGTCTCCAGTACACAAAGTAATAGTATGGAGTAGATACAGAACCCTGATCTGGTGTAGGCCACACATTAATCTGTGGATTTGCAACACCGGTAACCGGATAAGTTGCACCGGACTGTCTATTAACCCACACTTGAATCGGTCTACCGGTAGCGTTCTTATTAGGGATAGTCGCATAGGTAGAGGATGAAATTCGGTTAATGTTGATGTCAGTTTGCTGTTGCCCTGAACCTGTACGTACAACTTGGTCTAATAAATCAATGGTGTCTACAGGCAGATCATAAGTAATCTGGTTAGGGTAAAGTGGAATAACACCTTCTTCGATTGTCCAAAGATTAATACCCCGATTCGCCCATTCGATTGTCATCAAGTTCAACGAGCGTCTAGCTGTACGTAAATCATAACCCGTGCGAAGTTCTTGCCCACAGCGTTCAAAAGCATCTTCGACAATGTCTGTGATTGATAGGTTAAAACTGCTGGTTCCTGATGTTGTCATGCCCAAACCCTTGAAGGTGTTTTTGGTTCGATTTTGTAAGTATCTAAAACAGGGATTTCTTCACCTGCTCTGACATTCACATGATAGCCATCTATTGCTGCAAACGCTGGATATTCGTTACCATCTTCATCTTTCAGCATTTTACCCGTCGGCTTATGGATTGTACCAATCACGTCAACCGATGCATTGATATCCGCTAATACTTTGTCAGCTTCGGCTTGGTCTTTAAACTTTAAGCAATAATCAATCATGCTGTTAACCCTTGTAATGTGCCGTTAGGTAAACGTGTTGGATAGTATTTAAAGGATTGGATCCAACCGTTTAAATAAAATGTAGACCCTGCTGTACTTCCGAAAGCTAGCTGATTAACTGTTGGCAGTGTGACGGAAGTGTCATCTA